GCCGTTGGGGAACACGACGGTCGACACTCGGCCGGTAGGGGTGGCGCACCAGGCGGCCGGGCAGCGGTCGTCGAACATGGTCAGCCGGAGGTGCCGGTGCGCTTCTGGATGGCGTCGATGCGGGCGGCGAGGGCGGTGCGCGCATCCTCCCCGGCGGGCACGTCGAGCGAGGCCGGAGCCGGAGCGGCGGCGGCGGCGTACCGCTCGGGGAAGCGGCGCTCCAGCATCCAGGCCGCAGCCCTCCAGTCCCGTTGGGCGGCGACGGCGATGAGCGAGACGAGGCGGCTCTCCGAGTGGGCGCTGGCCTTCTCGACCTCCATCCAGAACACGGCGTAGGGCGAGTCGGCAGACTTCAACGGGCGGCCAGCGTCCCGGGCCTCCAGGTGGGCGAGAGCCCGCTGGCGCCACTTGGAGAAGGTGGCCGGGGGCACGCCAGCGAGGGCGGCGGCGACGGAGTGCGGCACGCCAGCCCGGATGGCGGTGAGGATCGCATCGGTGACGACGGCGTTGCGGACGAGGGTGGTGCCCCGGACGGCCCGCTGCCCAGGACGTTCGGAGCCCGGAGGAGGGGCGACCGGGTCGAGGTCGACGTCGATGGGGCCGTCACGAGGCGGAGCCGGGGCTCCGGGGAAGGCGAGCACGTTGCGGTCGTCGGTCATCGAGCCCTCCGGGCGCAGGGTGAGAGCGGGCGGCGGCCCTGCTGCCAGGTCCAGTAGTCGAGCACGGCCCCGGCGAGGGCGTCCAGCGAGAGGTCCCGGCCGGAGCACTCGACCTCCAGCCAGGCGAAGCACTCCTCCGAGACGACGACGTTGAGCGTGAGGGCGACCTGCGGCAGCGGGGCGGTCGACTCGGGCGGCACGAGAGCGAGCGTAGCCCCTGATACAAGAACCTTCCCCCAGGGCTGGGGAGGGTTGTTGTGTCAGGCTCAGAACAGGCTCGGCGGGGCTTCGGCGACGGCTCGTGCGGGCTCCATCTCCACGAACACGACCTCCCCGGAGCAGGTGGGCACGGCGGCCTCGCAGCCCTCGACGACGACGTTGCGCCCGTCGACGATCTGCGCGCACATCAGGGGGAGCCACCAGCCCGGGCCGTGGTGGCGGCGCTCCGCCTTGGTGGCCGAGGGCGAGTGGCGTTGGCCGTCGAAGGTGACCCGGCAGGTGGTGGTCTGACGTGCGGGCTTGGCCCAGGGGCACAGTTCGCAGGCCAGCGGGAAGGGCGGCGGGGAGACGTTCGTGGTGACGATGTGGAGGGGCGGCACGGCCTCAGATGCTCCCGGTGTGGGCGTCGAAGGGTGGAAGGGGCCAGGTGGTGGCGTCGAAGGGCGCCCAGACGTGGAGGGCGTGGGGGTGGAGGTTGACGTGCTCGGAGGCCCGGGGCCAGACGGAGAGGGCGGGGCGGTGGTCGCCGCAGAACAGTCGTTTGACCTCGGCCATCTCGTCGTAGGTCGGCGTGCGGGTGGCCCGGCGGGGTCCGGCGGTGGCCGAGACGTGGAGCCAGGTCTGGCCGTCGTCCTCCAGGGCCACGCTCCAGATGACGACGAGGGGCTGGCCCTTGACCCGGCCGCCCCAGGCCTGACCGTCGGCCCCGGGGGCGAGGATGCGCCAGGTGCCGTCGAGCGAGGAGGTGAGCCAGGCGGCGTGCTGGTGGGCGGCGACCGGGGCGGAACGTTGTGCCTGGAGTGCGCGCACCCGGGCGGTCAGGCCCTCCAGGTCGAGAGCCTCAGCCATCGTCGTCGGGGAGCGGTGAGGCGCCGAGAGCGAGGAGGAGCGGATCGTCGGTGCCCGCAGGGATGCCGAGGCGGTCCATGTTGGAGCGAGCCCGAGCCCGTACACCGACCTGGGCGGCGCCCTCGTCGGTCTTGGGGGTGCGGGTCTGGCAGGCGGGGCAGGTGACCTGGGAGGCCCAGGAGGTGACGGTGCCAGCCTCACGGCCCTGGCGGAGCGCCTTGTGGGTGAGGGGGAGGCCGCAGGCGGTGGAGCCGCCCTTGGAGGCGGTGGCGGCGGTGAGGAGGTGGACGATCATCGGTTCGCCCACCAGGACGAGGCGTAGTACGTCCCCGCCCAGACGACGGCGATCCAGAGCACGCCGAGGAGGAGCAGGCGCAGGCTCATCCCAGGAGGTCCTTCAACTTGCCCAGCACGACCCAGGCCTCCTCCTGGCCGACCTGCTCCACGAGGTCGAGGTAGTCCACGCTCACCATGAGCGACGAGGCGGTCATGGTCGTGGACTCCACCATCGCCTCCAGCAGCATGCCCTCCTCCGGGTCGGGCACCGGGCCGACGATCCCGCCGTGATGCAGGGGGTACGGGTCGCTCATCGCCCGGCCCCCAGCCGGAAGGCGTCGACCTCGACGGCGGAGTCGAAGGCGGCGACCCGGCCGTCGGCGCAGCGGTGCTGCGGCCAGCCGAGCCCGGCGTCAGGGTCCCGGTTGGCCCGGGTGACGACAGTGGCCCCGCAGGTGGCGCAGGCCAACTGGAGCGGCCGGGAGCCGGGGTTGGGGAGGCCCCGGCTCACGAGGGCACCTCCGGCCCGTACAGGGTGAGGGCGTCCATCTCCAGCCGGAAGGCGAACTGCCAGGCGACGTCGCCGTGGGGCTCCACTCCGCAGGGCACCATGCGCGCATCGGTGGCGAGGGCACCCTCCTCGGGAGCGTTGGGCAGCGAGGCGACGGCGTCGACGAGGAAGCCGACCAGCATCTCGGCGAGCCACTCGTCGGCGTGCTGGGCGGCCTGAGCGGCGGCGGCCTCGATGTGCGGACGCTCCCCGTCGCCCTCGATGACGATGCCGACGACGACCGGGGTCATGCGGGCACCAGAGCCATGCGGAGGCGGTCAGGGCCGACCTCGGGCGAGATGTGGACGAGGGCGGCGACATACTCGGGCGTGTCCCCGGGGAGCAGGTGGGCATCGACCAGGCCGTCCAGGGCAGCCTTGACGGCGGAGGCCTCGTTGCCGGGATCGAGCGGCCGATTCTTGTACCGGGGCCAGGCGAGCACGATGGCCCGGGGGCAGAGGAGCGCCGAGCCGTCGAGGCGGGCGGCGGTGCCGAGGGCGCCGAAGGCCGAGCGCCACTCCGAGCGCATCTGGTGGAGTTTGAGCGGGTGGAGGCGCTCGTTGAGGCTCCACGGCCGGGAGTCGTAGGTGATCCAGCCGTGTCCCGCCAGGGCGATCAGCGTCTCCAGCGGAGACTCCAGGTCGTAGGTCGTGGTCACGCCAGCACCCTAGCCGCCCGGCGGCGGGAGCGCCAGGCATTCACCGGGCGACGACCGTGAGGTTGTGCTTGAGGATGAGCGGGGCGTCCTCGGGTCCCCGGACGTGCGGAGCGATCCGCACCCGGCGGTAGGCCCAGGCCCCGTTGGCGTCCTTGTAGCGGACCCTCTTGGTGTGCTCACGGACGATGATGCGGTGGTCGAGCGTCCACCCGGAGTCCTTCGGGCGGGGCTCGTAGCCGAGCGGGTAGTCGACCCGGCGGAGGCGGAGCACCTTGATCCCGCCGTCCTCCTCCAGCGAGCGGCCGAACCTGGCGAGGCGGCGGCGGGTGGGCCGGTCGAAGTCGGGCCGGTCGGCGACGACGATGTGCTCGTCGAGCAGGCTCCAGAAGGCCTGGAGGAACAGGCGCAACTGCGCGACGACCGGGGTGACGTCGCCCGCCGGAGTGGTGCGCGCACCCTCGTCGTCGAACAGGGAGGCCGGTCCCTCCTGCCAGGAGGTGCCAGCGGCCCAGCCCTGGACGTCGTAGAGGGCGAGGTCGCCGAGGCCCCGGAGCAGGTCGAGCCCGCCCCGCATCTCCTCCACGGCGACGTGGTCCTCGCCGAACGAGGCGCCGGTGAGGTAGGGCTCGGAGTCGGCGATGGAGAGGTAGCAGAGGAGCACGAGGCCGGGCACCAGCACGGCGTCGGGGTCGTTGGGGTCGGGGCCGATGACCTCGCCGTCGGGCACGAGGAGGGAGCCCTCCTTGGTGCGGGCGGTGACGGAGACTTGGTTGATCGACCAGGCGCAGGCCGCCATGCGGAGGGCGCCCTCCGGGTAGCCCTGGATGATGACCGGCTTGCCGAACAGGGCGATCCCGGCCGAGGGCAGCCACGAGAGGTCGAGCGGGCGGGGCGGGCGGTCGTCGTTGAGGGCGAGGTCGACGAGGTCGGGCGAGACGTAGTGCGTGACGGCCCGGTCGAGGATGGCGGCCTCGTTGGCGAGCATCGCCTCGGCCCCGCCGTGGAGGCGGCGGCTGATCGAGCGGAGCAGGGCGGCGGTGGCCCGGATGGCGAGGGGCGACGGCTTCTCGACGGCGGAGAGCCTCCTCAGGTGCGCTTCCAGAGCCGCACCGGGGGAGCCGTAGGGGTAGAGGCCCATCAGGGCTCCCAGCCGGGAGGCGGCTCAGGGTCCTGGCGGCGGGCGACCATGTCCTCGTAGTCGGGCTCGTAGGTCGCACAGTCCTCGCAGATGAAGCGGCCGTCAGGCAGGCCGAAGGCTGGGACCCAGCCGCCGACAGCCCGCCCGTCGGAGTCCTCATCGAGATAGGCGCCGATGGCTTCGTCGCAGAGGGCGCAGCGAGCGGCGTCGAAGGGGAGGCCGTCGGGCAGGTCGATGACCTGATGGGCGTAGGCGCCCTCCTCGACCCAGACGGTGAAGTCGGCGGCGGTCACCTCGACCGGGGCCATCTCGGCCCGCTCCATGCGGCCGAACAGGAGGTCGTCGGCGCTCATGCGCGCACCGGGGCGGGCAGCCCCATCCCGGCGTAGAGGCGGTTGACCAGCACGGTCGGGGCCTCCTGGGTGCGGCCCGGCTTCTCCAGCGAGGGCGCAGCGAGGAGGGCCTCGTACTGCTCGACCGAGAGCCGGTCGTGGTGGGCGACCCGGGAGCCGTGGCGCACGATCACCTTGAAGGCGTTGGCGCCGGGGCGGGCACGGTCGGGGCCGTGCCAGGTGATGACGGGGGCGGTCATGCCGTCACCAGCGAGTAGCCGGGGCGGGTGTCGCCGGGGAGCGTGCCGTAGGCGGTCACGTCGGCGCCGGTGGCGACCTCGATGACCTTGGCGTCGTTGAGGTCGCCCGCCACGAACATGCGGAGGTAGTGGGCGGAAGCGTTGCCGTGGAGGATGGCGCCGTTGGCGGCGACGAGGAGGAAGGCTGCGGGGGTGGTCATGAGGATCAGACTAGCCGCCGGGCGGCGGGCAGACAACCTGTTCCCGAAGATTCCCCGGAAGGGGCCGAACGACCCACGCGCAGAGAGGCCCCGCACTCCCGACCGTTCAGGGGAGTGCGGGGCCTCGGGGGCCTCTGGTGAAGCGAGGGCATCCTACCGGACGTTCGTCCAGTCGTTCCCGGGCACCGGCGGGAGCGAGGTGGCCCGGGCCTCGTCGGCGGCCAGGTAGACCCAGGCCGAGCGGCGGCCCTCGTGGGTGGCGACCTCGACGGTCTGCCGGACGTAGTGCGAGGGCGTGCCCTCCAGCCAGTCGAAGCGTTGCAGCAGGGCTGCGCGCTCCTCCTCGGGGAAGATGAGCAGGGTGCCGAAGGTGACGTCCAGCGGAGCCTCGACGGCGTAGGGGAAGGCCCGACCGAGGCCGTGGAGGCGGATGCCGTCGGCGACGGCGGCCTGGGCGACGGTGGCGGAGTCCCGCCAGAGGCGGTCGTTGCCGCAGCCCGGGCGGAGGGTGCCGTAGACGAACACGGCGTCGTCGGCCGGAGGAGCCGGGGCGAAGGCCAGGCCCAGGCAGACGGCGCAGACTCGGCCGTCCTCCTGGGTGAGCGAGCCGCAGGTGGCGCACTCGCCCCAGCCCTCGAACTCGTCGAGGTAGGAGGAGGCGGCGGGGTCGACGAAGGGGTCGGTGGAGGTCATGCCCCCTCCTCGTCCTCGTCCACCTCGGCGCAGATGCAGCCGTGGCCCCGGAGGCCGAAGGTGTCGAATACGTCGCCCAGGCACTCCGGGCAGATGCGGTCGTAGATGTCCATGATTAGCGGGCCTCTTTCCAGGCGAAGGCGACGTGGGATTCCCGGCGGGCGTTGGCGAGGAGCGCATCGGCCTGAGTCTCGGAGAGGCCCCGGGCGAGCACGTCCACGCTGCCGTCCATGTGCTCGGCGAGCACCCGGAACGTCGGCGTTGTGGTCATGTGAGGTAGACTAGCCGCCGGGCGGCGGGAAGCCAACCTGTCGGCCAAGATTCTTTCGGATGGGGCCGAACGGCCCAGGTGCTCGACCTCGTACCCGGGCCAGCGGACGGAGCCCCGGCGGTCGAGGCCGTGGAAGGCGCAGTACGGGCGCCAGGCCCGGTGGAAGCGCACCCGGAGCACGGCGGCCCGGCCGCACCGGGAGACGTCGCACTCAGGGTGCGCGCTCACGGCTTCGGCGGCTTCGTGCCGGAGTGGACGGGGCAGGGGCGAGCCGGGTCACGGCGCAGGTGGACGAAGTTGATGAGGATGCAGGTGCAGACGGTCATCAGCCCGAGCCCGCTCGGGCCAGCATGACGGCGGCGGAGGCGAGGTCGTCGGCGGCATGGCGGGCGTACTGGTACGCCTGCCACTCGTCCCGGGTGCCCCGGACGGGGTCGGGCTTGATGGCGGTGGCGAGCGTCAGGACCGAGGCGGCCAGGGCGTCGAGGTCCGCAGGCCCCGGGAGAGGCCCCTCAGATGCCGTCTCAGCCATGATCGTCGTCCTCGTGGGCGAGGAGGTCCCCCGTTGCGGCGCAGGGCGTGTAGCGGCGCTCCCCGGTCGTCACGACGGTCACGTAGCCGTGGGCGGCCCCGGGGTAGGGGCACGGCCCGACCCGGCGGGAGCACCAGGAGCCAGAGCCTGCGCCCCGGGCGTCCCGCACCGTCGCCCCGCAGGGAGGGAGCCCGGAGAGGGCGAAGGCGAGAGCAGGGTTGGCCCGGAGAGCGGCGGCGGCGGCGGCATGCGCCTGGGCGGCGGCGGCGACGGTGAGCCAGAGCGTCGAGGAGTCCCGGCGGTCGGGATCGAGCCGGGCGGCCAGCGAGGAGGCCAGGGCTGCGTGCTCCTCGGCGGTGAGGCCACGCTCGGGGATGGGGGAGGTCATGCGGGTCCTTGCTGTTGGGGAGTGCGGCAGGTCTTGTGGCGGTCCCAGTCGGCGGGCTGCACCAGCATCGCCCGGCCGCAGACGACGCACCGTCGCCGGAGCCCGGCTGCGCGCACGGCGGCGGCCCGGGCCTCGGCGGCGGCGAAGATGCGAGGGAGTTGCTGGTCGTAGACCGTGAGCGGACGGCGCTCCGGCTCGGGCACGGCGGTCACCTTCGCACCAGCCGGAAGGCCCCGGCCGCAGCAGCGGCGTCGAGGAAGTCGTCGTCGTCCATCGTGGGGTCGAGCACGACGTTGGTGAGCACCTCGACCCGGTGGGCCAGCAGGCGCTTCATCTCGGGCACCGGCTTCCAGTCGGCGAGCCACTGGACGGTGCCGAGGCGGGCGAGGAGGTCGGTGGCGGAGGTGCCGCTGACCTGGATGGCGTTGTCGAACTCGATGAGCACGCTCCAGCGGGAGCGGAGCGGTACCGGGTACTTCTGGGGCTTCATGAGGGGTCCTTCTTCCGCCAGGCCCAGTAGGGCTCCGGCGGCTGGTTGGCGGTGGCGGGGCGGGCGAAGCGGTCGGTGATGCCCCGGCCGTCCGTCCAGTCCCAGGAGGTCTGGGCCGGAGCGGCCGGGAGGAGGCGGCCCTGGTTGGCGTGCTTCCCCTTCTTGCCCTTCCGGGCGGGAGCGGCACCCTGGTCGAGCCGAGGCCCGACCGTGGCGGTGCGGGTCACCTGGAAGGTCTTGACGGTGGTGACCTCGCCCCGCACGACCCGGAGGTAGGTGCCCTCCCCGACCGAGCGGACCTTGGAGGCGAGGCTGACCCGGGCGAGCCCGGCGGCCTCGTTGATGGCCTTGGCCGTGGAGGCGAAGATGAAGGCCCCGCCCCGGGTGTGGGCGTAGTGGAGGGGCGAGTCCGTCGTGCGGGCGAGGTGGAGGGTGTCGGGCGAGTCGGCATCGAGCCAGGCGACAGCGGCCCGTCCGCGCAACTCCGGCAGGCACTCCCACGGCTTGAGCCCGGAGTACGACAGCAGGGCGGCGATGACCTCCGAGTCCACCTCGGCCTCCCGCTCCACGCCGAGCGTGCGGTACAGGGCGTCGTCGTTGGTGACGACGCCGTTGTGCACCAGGACGATGCCGGGGGCGATGACGGGGTGGTTGTTGGCGTTGACCGAGGGCGAGCCCTGGGTGGCGTACCGGGTGTGAGCGATGAGCGTCCGCACGGCCGGGTCCCGGGTGACGGCGCAGAGGTCGGCGACCTTGGAGGCCCGCCCCTGCTCCTTCCAGAAGTAGGGCCAGGCGGAGGCCTCGTCGATCCAGCCGTAGCCGGTGGCGTGGGGGCCTCGGGCCTCGATGGCGAGGGCGAGGGCCAGCGATAGATCGCCAGCGGGGAAGGTGTGGCCGGAGCCCTTGCGTGAGAAGCCTGCGATGCCGCACATAGCGGTGGTCCTTTCGAGACGTCGTGGTGGTAGGGGTAGACTAGCCGCCAGGCAGCGGGAACGCAACCTGGCGGCCAGGATTCGTGGGGGTCAGGCCCCGGTCGGCACGTAGCCGACCGAGGAGCCGATGCGGGTCGAGTGGCGACCGGCGGCCGTGCGGGCCGACGACTCCCGGGCGAGCCCGGTGGCGGCGGCGACCTCACGCCAGGTGAGCCCCGTCTCCCGAAGGCGGTGGCACTCGGCGTCGACAGCGGCGTCGACGTTGGCGACCCGGGTGCGGCGACCCTGCGCTGCGCGGGTCATGGTCGAGCGAGCCGTGATGGCCGGAGCGTCGAAGCCGAAGGCGACGGCCCGGCGGGTGAGCGAGCGGGCGGCCGAGCCGTGCATGGCACCGGCGGCGACAGCCTCGTTGAGAAACTCGATGGTGGTCTGCATCGTCGGGAGCGTCCCGGCGATGGCGGCCTCGACGAGAGCCTGGCCGAGAGCGACCCAGGCGAGCACCTTGGAAGCGTTGAGCGTCCCCTGGTGCTGGCGGAACTCCACCGTGCCGTAGACGCCGTAGGCGCAGAGGTTGAGTGCGCGGTAGCGGTCGATCTGGGCGGAGCCACGCTGGGCGGCGGCCTGGCCGTTGGTGATGGCCTGGATGGCGTAGCGAGCCTCCTGGCCGGTGAAGCGGGCGGCCCAGCGGCCGTTGCGGCGGCTCGGCGAGACGAAGCGGTCCATGAGGCTGACCTGGCGGGCGGTGAAGCCCTCGATGAGAGCGACCATCGCCTCGACGGAGAGGTCGTTGGCGTCGTGGTGGACGTGCATGCCGCAGGTGCGGTCGACGGTCGCACCGGCGTCCCGAAGGGCGGCCAGGATGGCGGTGACCTGGCGGGCACCCTCGTCACCCGAGAGCACCGGGGAGACAATCTCCCGGCCGTTGGTGCCGAGCGAGCCGTCGGGCACGATCTTCCAGGTGCCCCGGTTGTGGCCCCGGTCGGCGATGCTGTGGCGGGTCCATCCCTGGACCTCGACGGTGAGGCCGGTGGCGGCCGAGAGGGTACGGGCGAGGGTGTCGAAGCCGAGCCTGGACTGGCACTCGATCTCGACGCCGAAGCGGCGGGCGGAGGTGAGTTGAACGGTCATGTAGGTAGATTAGCCGCCACCCGGCGGGAACACAACCTGTGCGCGAAGATTCTACGCGAGATGAGCCGAACGGCCCATGTCCCGCACCGGGCGGAAGGTCCCGAGCGAGCCGTCGGCCAGGTGTCCGTCCAGGTCAGACAGCATGTCGGGCCAGCGGAGGCCGAGGGTGTGCTGGCGTCCGTGGAGCCGGTAGAAGTTCTGCTTGAGCCGCCCCAGCCCGGGGTCGTGGGGGGAGGCTTCCAGCCGCAGCCTGGCGGGCAGGCGTTCCTCCCGGGCGAGCCAGAGGGGCGTGAAGTCGACGGTCGGATGGGCGGCCTCGGCGGCGACCAGGCGGTCGTACATCATGTCGGCGTAGACGTTGGGATAGCGGCGGTTGGGGCGGTGCCAGCCCTTGTACGTGCAGAGGGCCGACTCCAGCGTGAGCCGGGTGACGTCGCCGAGCCACGGCTGGCCCGCTGCGCGCAGCCGCATGGTCGTGAGGAGGTCCTCGCCGAGAGCCGCCAGGCGTTCCAGGTCGGCGGCGGTGAAGCCCCGGTAGGCAGGGTTGGAGGGGTGCCAGTCGAGGTCGTCGGAGCCCTCGACGATGGCGAGGCCGTTGCGGTGGGAGCGGGAGCCGTCCCGATCGGTGAGCATGAGGTCGGCAGCGTCGAGCGGGATGCCGCAGAGCCGGACGTACTCCAGGTACGACCAGGCCGAGAGGCGGCCGAAGGTGGCGACGGAGCGGGCGGCGGCCCAGCACGAGGCCCAGCCCTCGCCAGCCCGAGCCCGCCAGAATGCCTCCTGCGATCCCCCGCCGACGAGGCCGAGGTACGACAGCACGGCGGCATCGAGCGCCTTGCGGTGGTACCGGCGGTCGGTGTCGAAGGCCAGGGAGCCGTACAGGGAGCGCCAGGCGTTGACGAGGAGGTCGGCGTGGCGGGGCAGCGGGGCGGCGCACCAGAGCACCAGGGAGGTCGCAGGGTGCTGGGTGTTGCCGTTGATGAAGGCGTACCAGAGGGCCTCCTCCGGCCCCCAGGAGAAGTGGCGAGCGAGGGCGGGCCAGGCGAGGTAGACGCACCCGGGGTGGGTGCCGTAGGTGAGGGTGAACTCCCAGGAGCGCAGGAACGTTTCCCGCCGATGCTCCGGTGCGCGCAGGTCGACGCCGGAGAGGTCCACTACGGGAGGAGCCAGACGAGGGCCTCGGCCATCTCGTCGGGGGTGCCGGTGGCGTCGATGTGGTGGGCACGAGGGGCGTAGCGGGAGGCGAGGTTGGCGACCTTGGTGACCCTGCCCTTCCACCAGGCCTCGCTCTGCGGCGGGCGACCGAGGGCGTCGGCACGGCGCACCATGCGGTCCCAGGAGAGGGCGGGCGGGAGGTCGAGCACGGCGAGTACGCCGTCGGGGCAGGTGTGCCAGAGCACGTCGAGCGTGGAGGGGTTGGCGAGGCGGTCGCCCTCAGCGACCACGGCGGCCGGAGAGGCCCCCAGGAGCCACTCTCGTACACGAGGGGCGACGTTCATGGCGAGGGCGTCGGTCCCGGCGAACACGGCCCCAGGGCGGCCCAGGACCCAGGTGGGCCGGGTGCCCTCCAGGGTGTTGTGGAGCGTCATGGCGAAGGGCTGGTCGGTGGAGGCGTTGGGGAGGAGCCCGGCGAGGCTGAGGGCGGCCGAGAGGGTGGTGCTCTTGCCCGAGCCCGGAGGGCCGATGACGTACAGGGCTCCCCTCACGACAGCACGAGGCGGCGCACGACGGCGGCGGCGGAGTCGAGGCCCCAGCGGGAGCAGAGGGCGTCGATGTGGGTGACGACCTCCCGCAGCCCGGCGGCGTCGTACAGGAGCACCAGCGAGCGAGACTCCCCGCCCTGAGCGACCGAGGAGCCCCAGGGGGAGCCAGCGGCCTCGGCGGCGGCCATCAGGTCGGCGAGGTCGTCGGTGGTGTACCCGGTGCCCGCGAGCCCGAGCGGCGAGGCGGCCAGGGCGGCCAGGGCATCGCCGAGGAGGAGCGGGTCCTCGTGGCCGAGGTCGCCGATGCGGTTGTCGGCCAGCATGACCCGGAGGGCGGTGGCGTCGTCGCAGTAGAGGCGGATGACCGGGGCGGCGGTGATGCCGGTGGCGTGGAGGGCGAGCACCCGGTGCCAGCCCGCCAGCACGACGGAGGAGTCGCCGTGGAGGTAGACGGCCCCGTAGAAGCCGAGAGCCTCGATGGCCTCCGCCAGCGACAGCACGTCGCCCCGGCGAGGGTTGTCCGGGTGGGGCACGAGGTCTGCGAGCGGGTGCTCGGCGTGGAACGTCTGGCGCTCGATCATGGGGCCACCCGGGCTCGTGCGGCCTCGTAGGCGACTCTCGCCGCCCTCGCAGGCTCCTCGGCCGGGTCTTGCGCGCAGGCGGAGAGCCCGGAGCGGGCGTAGTAGACGACCGTGAAGCGGTAGCCGGACGGCTTCGTCAGCCGGAAGGGCGTGACGCCGTGGAGCAGGGTGCCGCCGTCGAACAGGGTGAGGGCGCCATCGGGCACGGCGAGGTAGCAGCCGTAATCGGGCAGGTGGAGCCAGCCGCCCTCCATCCATGCCTTCATCGAGAGCATGGCCGACCAGGAGCCCCGGACGTTCGAGGCGTCCCGGTGGTAGGGGTGCGCGCTGTTGTTGTTGATGACGCCGGAGGTCCAGAGGGTGTCGGCGATGCGCCAGGCCGGGGCGACCTTGGCGGCGACCGAGGCCTCCCAGACGGCGAACTCGTCGGGCAGCACGTCGGCGGCGAGGGCAGCGGCCAGCACGGCGACGTGGGAGAGGTGGGAGACGAGGTCGGGCCGGTCGGTGTCGAGGGCGGCCCGGCAGCAGCCGTAGCGACGGCGCAGCGGCACCGGCGGGAGGGCGCCGAACACACTGTTGGAGACGGAGATGCCCGAGAGCCGAGACTCCCCCGTCGCCACGGCCCCGTACCGGGGTGCGCGCTCGGCCCAGGCGAGGTGGCGCAGGAGGGAGGCGATGATGGTGGCGGGGCCTCGGGCGGCGACGGCTTGGAGGGCGACGGCGGCCCCGGAGTCGGCGTCCCGCAGGAGCACGTCGCCGTCCAGCACGACAGCACCCGGCCCCGGCGGGGCGGCGGGCGTGCGAGGGGCGACGTCGACCGGGCAGCGGTGGAGGGCGACCTCACGCACCACAGGCCGCCCGGAGGAGCCGCAGTACGGTGTCGGAGCGTGACTCCGAGGGGTGCCCGGCGGCGTCGATGGCGGAGGCGACGGCGTCGTGGTCGGAGGGCGGGTAGGGCAGCACCAGGGATTGCATCGCAGAGGCCGCCCAGGCTTCCTCTCGCTCCCCCGGAGTCAGCCCGGGGGCGACAGCACCATGCGACTCGCCTTCGGCCAGGAGGCGCAGCAGGAGGTCCGCTGCGTCTGCGGAGTAGCCGGTGCCGAGGAGCCCGGCGGGCATGCCCAGGAGCGAGCCGAGGAGCCGGGCGAGCCCGGAGTCGTCGTACCCGGCGAGGGCCGGGAAGCGGTTGTCGCCGACGAGGATGCGGAGCGCCAGGTCGTCGTCCACGTCGACCCAGAGCACCGGGATCGTGGTGGCGCCGACCTCAGCGTCCTTGCGGAGCCGGTGGTTGCCCGCCAGGACGTAGCGAGTCGACACCTGGGCGACGACGGCCCCGTAGAAGCCGTTGACCCGGATCGACTCGCCGAGGGCCTCCATGTCGCCGACCCGGGGGTTGGCGGGATGCTCGGAGAGGGAGTCGATGGGGCAGGCGGGCTCGTAGGTCTGCGCCAGGACAGCCATCAGAGGCCGTTGGACTCCCGCACGGCCCGCAGGGCCTTCTGGACGAGGTCGGGGCCGATGGGCTCCCCGGCGGCGGAGAGCCACTCGGCGAGGTCGGTCTGGCTGATCCCTCGGTTGTGGTAGAGGTCCCAGAGCAGGAGGCGCCGGGCCTCGGTGCCCTCGGCGACCATGCGCGCACCTTCGTTGATGCGGTGCTGCGTCTGGGTCAGGTCGACGAGGAGGGAGCGAGCCTCGGGGGTGAGGGGCTGGCCCCGGGGGTTGCGGCGCCGGGTGGGCGTGGGGAGAGTGGCGGTAGGCATGGGCTCAGCATAGCCGCTGAGCGGCGGATCGCCACCTGGCATGGTCAGGCGGCGTGGAACTCAGCGCCGGTCCAGGCGTGGAGCGTGTCGCCCGTCGGGACGGAGCCGACCAGCCAGAGCCCCGCCAGGTCGCCCATGCCCAGGGTGCGCTTGACGGCGCCCAGCCGGACGTACAGGTCGTACTCGGGCTCCGTGCGGACCCAGGAGACGGTGTGGCCGAGGCCGTTGGCGTCGATCATGCCGACGAACTTGGCGTTGGCGCCAGTGACGGCGAGGAGGTGAAGCATCATGTCTCCAGTCGGGCCGGGGATCGGGGGCACGCCAGCCATGAGGGCGGCGACGTCGGAGCGGAAGCCGTCCATCGCCCAGGGCGAGGAGGTGTTGGCGGGCTGCCACTTCGCCGGTCCCCGGGGGTCGATCTTGCGGGGCGGCGACCACTCTGCGTGGCTGCGGAGGTCGGAGGGCATCACCAGGCCGTAGGCGTCGGAGACGGCGGCGCACATCTTCGTGTAGGCGTCCTGCTGGGCCTGCGGGTAGGGCTGGCCGACGCCGTTGTTGGCGCACTCGATCCCGAAGCATCTGCTGTTGCCGGAGTCGGCAGGGACGGTGCCCTTGGAGCAATGCCAGGCGGTGCCGCCACCCTCGGCCGAGCCGCCGCCCTTCCCTGCGTGGTTGGAGGCGCCGGAGGCTATGGCCGTGAAATGG